CGGAGAAGTCTGGGGGGCATTCCGCCAGCTCCCGCAGTTCCAAGGGTCGGATGATCGAGCCATAGCCTCCCGGCTGTATGAGGCCCTCCAGCGCGAGCAGTCCGCGACCCACGCTCTCCAGCAATACCAGAGCATCATCCCGGTTGCCTCCGAGTACCTCCAGTACAAGGAGCCGTTCCAGCAGTGGATGCAGACGCGGCAGCAGGCCCCGCAGCAGATGCCGCAGCAGCAGAAAGCGGAGGAGTCGCCCTGGTGGAACCCGCCCAAGGTTCGGGACGCCTACAAGTCATACCTCGTCCGCGACCAGAACGGCCGCGAGATGATCTCCGAGGATGCCCCGCTCGACGCTCGTCATGCCCTCGCGGAGTACCAGGCCTACAAGGCGAATTTCGCCCAGAAGTTCCTCGAGGATCCGCAGGCGGCCCTCGGCCCAATGGTCGAGAAGGTCGCGGTCGAGCGGGCAGAAAGCATCGTGCAGGAGCGGCTGGGACGCATGCAGGAGGAGCAATTCGTCTCCTCTTTGGAGCAGCAGAACGCAGATTGGCTGTATGACCAAAATGGTAATGCATCCCCAGAGGGGTTGCTTGCCCAGAAATATATACAGGACGCACGGTCACTGGGCATCCAAGGAGCGAAAGCTCGTTGGGAGTATGCGACTCGCATGGTCGAGAGAGACTTACTTCTCTCGAATGTGCAGAGATCACAGCAAGCCCAGCAGTATGCGGCACAGGCCCCACGGCCCGTACCGCAGCAGGCCGTGAATCCTGCCAATGTCGCTGCTCAAAAGAACATGGAGTACCTGCGGTCGCAGGCCATGCGAACTGCGAGCCAGCGTCCTGCGGCTGGCACCGATGCGAGAGTTCCAACCAAACCAATGACCTTCGCTGAAAAGCTTGCATCGCAACTGCAAGAGCAAGGCCTGACCTAAAACTCCTAACGAGGAACAAGAGACATGGCGTCACCCACTGATTGGGCGAGGGTTATTGGGACTACAATTGTACAGCATCTTCGTGAAGAAGAGCTGGCAACCTTCCGCAAGTTCAAAATCTTCGCGATGCTCGAGCAGTCGGGTAACGTGGTGATGAACCAGAGCGGTCGCGGCTTCGATTGGAACGTCCGCTTCCGCAACGCGCCTGTCACCGGGAACACGGGTGATACTCCCCGCACGTTCGCTCGCACCAACATGTGGAAGCGGGCCGAGCTGCCGTGGCGTGGCTTTACTTCGACGGATGCCGTGTACCGTCGTGAGCTTCTGGAGAACCGCGGCCAGCAGGCACTTGTTGACGTTGCCGGCAAGATGGCCAGCCGTCTGCAAGAGTCGCTCGAGATGCATCTCTCGTATCAGCCGTACAAGGACGGCAACGCGGCCGGCGCAGAGAACGATTTCCACGGCATGGACTCGTTTCTTAACTACGACGGCACGGTCGATGAGAGCGTGTCTGGCGTGGCCACGAAGCGCACCTCGGCCAACACGGCCGACCGCTACGGCTTCCCCGATGACAACTACGCCGGTCTTTCGACGCGGCTGGGCTTCTACGGCGGTGGTCGCATCAACGCCACCAGCGGAACGTGGCCCAACGTGCCGGTCGATCCTGAACTAGATTTTTACGCGCCTGTGATCATCAACTACAACGCCAGCTCGTTTAATACGGCTGGTAACCGCAACTGGAGGAGCAACTGCGTCTTCGCGATCCGCGAAGGCATCCACCAGTGCAAGCGGAACGACACGAAGGAATCGCAGATCGACATGGTCGTTCTCGATCGCCAGTTGTACATCCAGTTCCTCAACACGTTCTCGGACAAGGAACGGATCAACGTCAGCAAGGAGAACGGTCTGAAGTCGATGGGCTTCACCGATGTCACCCAGCTCGACGGCGTCGAGGTCTGCTCGGAGTACGCTTGTCCAGCAGGACGGGGCTACGGTCTGTCGATCGGAAACCTCGAACTTCGATGCCTGGAGAACCAGCTTTTCGTCGCAGAAGGGCCGTTTTTCGACGAAGAAACCCAGGCATACCGGTACGCTTGTTCATCTCTCGGCAACCTGCGTTTCCGGTCGCCGCGTAACTTCTTCCTGCTCGCCCCCGTCACGGCTGCTGCCTAGTCCTCTCAAGGAGAATCCGAAGTCATGTCGAGCATTTTCTCTGATCCCAGTTTCCGCCGTGGCACGACGCTGCTCGGTGGCGAAGCCATCGAACTCGATGCCGGCAGCAATCCGATTGCCGGTGGTGAGATCGTTGGCCAGGTCAAGGTCTTCCAAGACGTTAACCCTTCGACGGGCGTTCGCAACAGCAATCGGCTCGTCTACTGCGTGGCCGCCCGCTACAAGGGCAGCACCGTCACGGATGGCTCGACGGTCGCTGGACAGGTTGTCCTGTTCGAGGCCGCGGCGCCGCTGACGCAGTACACGAACTACCTCACGCAGGCCACGCACGCGGCGGCGGCTGCTTACGGGGTTCTGGACGAGTACCTGACCGGCGAGCTGCGGTCGAACGACATCGTGTGGGTTGTGGTCAAGGGGCCGACCTCGGCCAAGCAGACCGCAGCGGCCATCAACGCTGGCGTGGCCGTGGAAGCTTCCACGACTGCCGGGTCGATCGTCGCGCGGAACACTGGCGTGGTCATCGGCCAGCAGATTGTCGGTGCCAACACCGCGGCTGCTGCCGGCCTCACGCGGATCAATCTGATCAACGACGCGATCTGATCAGCCGCTGACATCATCAATGCCTCTAACAGCTCGCGGCTCAACACCGCGGGCTGTTATGCTTTACAGACATGGAAGAGCGAACGTGCAACGTCTGCGGTAATTCCTTCCCGCTCGACAAGCAGCATTTCCGGTGGCGGAAGGATCTCGAAATCTTCACTGCCGAGTGCTTGGCGTGTCGTGCCAAGCAGCGGCGTGAGAGCAAGGATCGTGCGGCCCTCAAGCGATCCGAGGCTCTCAGCACAATCGAGGAGGCCGGCGTTGACCTCTTCCTCCGCTCGGCCCAGAAGGGCGGGTCGAATATCCCGCACACCGCCGAGGTGATTGAGCGGATTTTCCAGTATTTCGGCGGCGCCGGCGGCATGGCGGCCGTCATGGTGAAGCAGTACTGGGACTCAGCTCCAGGCAGCTCGGCCCGCAACCGCCTCCTCGAGACGATCTGCCGCATGGTCACGAAGAACGTGGACAGTGGCGGCGCGAAGAAGCCACTGTCGTTGTGGTCAGAGGAGGAGCTGGAGAACGAGCTGAACCAGAGGTTTGAGCAGGCACTGTCTGCATTCCAAGGGAGAACCATCAATGTCCGACCCGCAGAAGCCCTCCCGGCCCCGGAGGAAGCGGCACCCGAAAGTGAATGCGCCGCAGATCCCGAGCATACCGACCATATCCGAGTACCAAAAAGAAAGTCTCAAAGAACTTCAAAGCGAGCTGCGGGAGCGGAAGACGGAGGCCCTGCGGCTGTACAAGGCGAACGCCCAGCAGGAGCCGATCCATCAGTGCCGAGCGTCTGAAATTCTGGTCATCGGAGGCAACCGCAGCGGCAAGAGTCTTTGCACGTTTGTGGAGGACGCACGCGCCGTCACTGGTCAGGATCCTTACAAGAAGTACCCCGAAAAAGATGGCATCCTCGTCATCATCGGCCGGGATTGGAAGCACATCGGGCTAGTGGTTGTGCCGATGCTGTTCGGCCCAGGCGCGTTTTACATCATCAAGGATGAGAAGACGGGCGAGTGGCGGGCGTATGACCCAGTGAATGATGCGGCCCGCAAGTCGGAGCGGAAGCCGGCGCCGCCGCTCATCCCTCCCCGGCTTGTGAAAGCAAGTAGCTGGGTGCTGAAGAGCGCCAACTACATGCAGCAATGCACCCTTACTACTGGCTGGGTAATACACTTCTTCAGTAGTGAAGGCGAGCCGGCGCAGGGGTATCAAGCAAATCGTATCCACTGTGACGAGGACTTAAACGACGAGCGTCACATCCCCGAGGCCCAGGCGCGACTCGCAGACCGCAAAGGCGTATTTTGCTGGTCGGCCATGCCACATAGCACGAATAACGCTCTGCTCAATCTCAAGGAACGAGCCGACTCCAGTGAGCAGGCGCTGGGCGACAAGTCACCGATCCGGCAGTTCAAGCTTCGATTCCTCGACAATCCCTACATCGATGACGAAGAGAAGAAGAAGTCGATCGAGCGGTGGGCCGCGGCCGGCGAAGACGTTCTCCGCATGCGGGCCGAGGGCGATTTCATCACAGACTCCGTGTTGGTCTACCCCACGTTCGACATGCGGATCCACGGGATGAAGCGGGCCGAGCTGAAGGACGGGCAGATCCCATACGATTGGTGCCGGTATGCAGTGATCGACCCAGGCCACGCCGTCACGGCCATCCTGTTTGCCGCAGTCCCGCCCTCCGAGGACTTCTGGCTGGTCTACGATCAGCTCTACCTGCGGCAGTGCAACGCTCAGATATTCGGGGAACACTTCGAGAAGAAGGTGCGTGGCTGGCATTTCCATGCATTCATTATCGATGCCCACGGCGGCCGGCTCCGCGACATCGGCTCGGGCCGGCTCCCGGTCGAGCAGTACACCGAGCAGCTCGTCAAACGCAATATCCGCAGCCAGATCACCGGGGCCTCGTTCCTGGCGGGATGTGATGACATTGTCGCCCGTTGCGAATCCACCCGGAATGCCCTGCACATCCGGCCCGCCGGCACCCCGCTGCTGCGTGTCTTGGAAGGATCAGCGCCCGACCTCGAGCGTGAGATCAAGCGGTATCGGAAACAGGTGAACCATGTCGCCGGCCTGTCGATCGTCACGGACAAGCCCAACACCAAGGGGGAAGTCCATCTCTGTCAGTGCTTGGAGTACCTCTGCGCGTACCGCCCGCATTACCACCGCCCGCCGAGCCGCTCCAGCGAACCGGATCCATGGTGGGTTAAGTGGCTCGTTGAGCGAAAAAAACGGCTGACAAACGAGCAGGGTTCGTATGTCTACTTGGGGCCTCAATCTGGAGGACGCAATGAGTGATCAATGGGCGATGCCGATCCCGAACATTGGCGATGTGGTGCTGTTCAGCACAGACCTACGGGGATTTTCCGACCCGACCGTTGGCTGGGTCGCCTCAGAACCGGGTGATTCGACCATAAGCATTCTGACCTTCACGCCGACCGGCTATGTCGTGGTCAGAAATAGCGTCCATCACAAGGACGATCCAGCCCTCATGGGCGACCACGGCTGGCAGGATCTGGGGGCCTGGGACTTTGCTCCCGGCACGAAGGCGATTCGTGAGCTGATGGCACCACCAGAAAAGAGCGAGAACAAGCGTGGCCGAGAAGCTGCCGGCAAGTAATCCCCTTCGCCAGATCGTCACAACGTGGACGAAAAAGCTGAAGGCGGCGCAGGAATATAAAAAGCCGTTCAACGAAGACGCGAAGGAGGCTTCGCAGTTCTTTGACGGTGAACACAATTTTATGTGGCGGGATTCGTATGCGCGCGGCGAGCGCGGGTACAACTCCTCTATCGCGCCCCCGGCCTTCAGAATTCAGCTCAACCGTGTTTTCGAGCTGGTCGAGATTTTCGCCAGCGTCATCTACCACCGGAATCCCGTCCGCACCGTGAGCGTGATGGGGCATCCGCAGTTGTCTCCCGAGGCCTTCGGGATGAACTCGCCGGCCGGCCCGATGGGGCTGACGCCCGAGCAGCAGCAGATCATGCAGATCGCGATGCAGGAGCAGGCCGAGCGAGACGGCCGAGGCATCGCCGCCAAGCTGATGGAAAGCTATCTCAACTGGAGTCCCGTCGAGTTGGACTTGAAGAAGCAGGCCCGCCGCGTGGTCAACGAGGCGATGGTCAAGGGGATGGGCGTCTTCTGGACAGAGATGACGATCATCGACACCAGCGGTGACGCCAGCCGGCCGCCGATGCGAATGGTCGGTTCGTTCTACGATTCGGTGGACAACCTCCTTATCGACCCGGATTTCGACAATCCCGATGACATGCTCTGGTGTGCGAGGAAGTGCGTTCGGCCCATGGCCGAGGTCGCCGCCACCTACAACATCCCGATCGAGGATCTGAAGAAGCACCTCGAGCGTGACGAGAACAAGCTTGGCCGCGAGCCGCGGGGTAAGAAGAAGGCCCAAGAGAATACGAACGAGCTGGTCACGTTCTGGAAAATCTACTCGAAGACCGGGACGGGCGATCGGCTCAAGGACGCCCCCAAGGAAAGCAAGGGTGTCTTCGATAGCCTGGGGAAGTATGTCTATCTGGTGGTGTGCGAGGGTGTGCAGTACCCCCTCAATGTGCCGCCGTCCGTGATGGACGAGGAAGTCGATCCGCAGCTCGGCGTCCCGCAAAGCCTGGTGGCCCGCACCTCTTGGCCCATCCCGTTTTATGCCGACCCGAACGGCTGGCCGTTCACGCCGCTCTCGTTCCACTGGAAGTCAGGGTATGCGTGGCCTATCAGTCACATCCGGCCGGCGATCGGTGAGCTGCGGCTGTTGAACTGGGCGATGTCTTTCCTCGCGACCCGGATCGCGACGAGCTGCGAAACGATGGTGGCCGTCACCAAGGCGGCCGACCAAGACATCAAAGATCAGATCCTCGCCCCCAGCGAGGGCGGGTTCAAGATTGTTGAACTGTCCGAGCTGCTCGGCCGTCGCATCGAAGATGTGATGTCGGTGTTTCAATTCCCACAGGTCACAAAGGATCTCTGGGACATCATCTCCGCGGTGTCTGATCTGTTTGCTCAACGCACCGGCCTAACTGAACTAGTGTACGGTTACACCAGAAGCCAGTTCAGAAGCGCCGCAGAAGCAACGATCAAGAACGAGAACATTTCGGTCAGGCCCGACAACATGGCGAACGAACTCGAGGACTGCATGTCCTTGTTGTCTCGCCGCGAGGCCCTGGCCGCCCGCTGGCTGCTCGAGCCGCAGGATGTCGTGCCGGTGCTTGGCCAGCTCGGCGCCGCTGCGTGGGGCCAGCATGTGATGTCCCGCGACATTGTGGATCTCACTCGCGACTTCCTCTACCGAGTGGAAGCGGGATCCGCGCGAAAACCCAACAAAGCAACCAGGGTGGAGCAGATGCAGCTCGCCGTGCAGACGCTCGGCCCGATCCTCTCTGGCCTGGTTGGTGCCGGCGTGGTTGAGCCGTTCAATGCACTTATGAAGGATTGGGCGGGTTCACTCGACATCGACCCCACCCCGTATCTCGTCCCGCAGCCGAAACCCCCTGCCGCCGCGCCACCATCGCTCCCTCCCGGTGATGGAAGTGCTGCGGCGGCAGGGGCGCCACCAGGCCTCCCGTCGCCAGAGATTCCGCAGGAACTCCAACCCTCCGTGGGCTGATGGACAAACGGCTGCGGAAACGTCAGTCGAACCTCTGGGTGCGCTATGGGATCACCCTAGCAGCATTCGAGCGTCTCGAGGCCAGAAATAGAGGTAGGTGCGAGATATGCGACCAAGCCAAGCCTCTGTGCGTAGACCATTGCCACAACACAAACGCCGTTCGCGGGCTGCTGTGCAAGGCCTGCAACTCTGCTATCGCCCTCTTGGGAGACTCTTCTGATGGCCTCCGAAAAGCTTTCAAGTACCTCGATCGCCACGATCGCCGTACCCGCGGATGTGCGAGCCGCCGGCCCCAGCGTGGTGGAATTCTTCGTGAGATTGAGATCCGAGGGGGCGACAGAGAGGTGGGCCTCCATGTGCGCTCTGCAACAGCCGCCGGGGGTGAAG